ATATATTAGAACCTGATAATTGGTTGCAAATAAGAAATGACTTTTTACAAGACAAAACTATTGGTATTTGTTCTATTCCTTTACATAGTACAGGTAATGACACGGCTGATTTAATTGGTAACTTCACTATCACAAAAGAAACTATAAAAAGAGTTGGTGCATTCAATCAAGAACTTGACCCTTATGGAGCAATAGATTTAGATTATTGTACGAGATGCAGAGCAGCAGGTTTGCATACGAAATTCATTAAAGAATATACTGCTAATCATATTGAGCAAAATAGCATTGATGCTTATGGTTACAATAAAAATGAATTAGTACAAAAAACCTGGAATCTGCATAGTAATAATGTATCTGGTTATACAAATGGAAATAAAACTTATTATATAAACTTATGAAAATACTTTGTATAACTTCAGCAAATAGTGGAGTTGGCTACCATAGAATTATGATGCCAATAGTTAATATGGAAAAAGAGTACGCACTTATTACCGATGTACTTAATGACGAACTATTAGAGCAAGGGTGGGATATTGTGCTTATGAATAGAATGCTTAACGAGATAGATGCAAAGCAAATGGACACTTGGCGCACTAAGTACGGATTTAAATTAGTAGTCGATAATGACGATTACTGGGAACTTAGCGAAAGCCATTTGTTGTATTTAAGATATAAGTACAATAACATAGGTAAACTAATTACTGATTATTTAGAAATTGCAGACCTATGCACCTGCACACACGAAAGGTTGGCAGACGAGATAACTAAATACAATAAGAACGTACACATCTTACCTAATGCATTACCATACGGAAAAGAGCAGTTCCAGGATAACAAGACGGAAGATTACAAAGTAAGATTGTTTTGGAGCGGTAGCGGAACGCACGAAAGAGATTTAGAAATACTTAGGCAGCCGTTTAAAAGATTGCAAGGTATGAACATAAGAACTATTATTGCAGGTTACAATGACGGGGAGAAGCCTATATGGGATAAAATGATAGATGCCTTTACTTGCGGACTAAAACTTAACCCTACTATCTACAACTACGCTAAGGTTACGGAATATATGGGTGCTTATACGGATAGCGACATTTCAATTATTCCATTGGTAGATAACAAGTTTAACGCTATGAAGTCGAATCTTAAGGTATTAGAAACGGCTTCTAAAAAGAACCCTGCCATAGTTAGCCAAGTCAATCCTTACTTAGATATGCCCGTGCATTATGTTAAAAGCCAAAAGGATTGGTACAAACATATACGAGATTTAGTAAGCGATGCGGATATGCGTAAGGAAAGCGGACAGAAGTTATTTGAGTTCTGCCAAAAGAAGTATAACTTTGACGAGATAAATTTAGACCGAAAGTATATTTATAGTAAACTATGCCAGTAATATTAGCAAAAATATTTTATCACACAAAGGTAGACAAGTCAGGCAGATTAAGGTCTGTTGGTACTTATGCTTGTGATAAATGTGGCATAGAGTGTACACAAAGAGCAGAGGAAATAAGAAGGAGAGGTGCTTTATGTAAAAAGTGTAAACTAACACAAAATTTTACAAACCAGTTTAGTAATAAAAATTTAGAACTTACTTGTGCAAATGTATTAAAAAGCAGGTTAAATAAGAGATACTTAAAAAGAGGCTTAACTTGCACATTATCAGGAGAAGAGATACTTAAATTAGTTAAAGATGTATGCCATTATTGTGGCACAGAACATAGCAATAATATGCTCTATAATCAACCTAATTTTAAGTATAACTTTATGTATAATGGTATTGATAGGATAGATAGTTCAAAAGGATATATTCAAGGGAATGTAGTTACTTGCTGCAAAACTTGTAATGTAGCAAAAATGGATATGGACTATAAAGAATTTATTAACCACATTACAAAAATATATAATCACATAAGAAATGCCAATATATAAATGTGCCTCTAATGGCAAGTACCGAATAGGCTCAGGCGGTTGCGTTTACGATACCGAGGAAAAAGCAATGCAAGTTTGGAAGGCTATTCTTGCAGGTGGCAAGTTCGCAGATAGCTATACCGACTATCCCGAAAGTGCAACTAATAACGCAAAAAGGGCAATAGAATGGGCAGAGAAAAATGGTTGGGGTTCTTGTGGAGAAGCAACTGGGAAAGCAAGAGCAAGACAGTTGGCAAACCGTGAGCCAATTAGTAGAGATACCATTGCCCGTATGGCTTCTTTTAAAAGACATCAGCAACATAAAGACGTGCCTTATAGCGAAGGTTGTGGTGGGTTAATGTATGATGCCTGGGGTGGTGTTTCAGGAATTGAATGGGCGATTAACAAACTAAAAGAAATAGACAATAAATAATTTGCATAGTTAATTTTTTTAAACAATTAATCAACGGAAAATTTAATGGGGAAGGTATGCAGAAACACACACAAATATATTTGCAGGGAATGGGGTATAAAAAAACGGACTTCATTCCTTGCGAAGTGTGTGGCTCACAAGCGGTAGACATACATCATATTGAGGCGAGGGGAATGGGTGGCAGCAAAGACAAAGATACGATTGAAAACCTAATGGGATTGTGTAGGAAGTGCCACATAGAATATGGAGATAAAAAACAATATAAAGAGTTCCTAAAAGACATACACTCAAAGAATTATGGCAAAGATTAAAGAGAACAATAACAAAGTTAGCTTTGGCAAACGCAAAAGAGGCTCTGCAAAGAAGTCCTTTAATAAGCATACGCCAAGAGAAAAAGCTTATAGAGGTCAAGGTAGATGAGAAAGTTAAACGCTATATGGCTACTCCTTACCCACAAGGCTTACTTCCTTGCAGTATGTAAGACGGGTAAAAACGGAGACGATATGACCACGATAGGACATTACACCTATGCAATGGCAGAAACTTTAATCAATAAGCATATAGCAGACGTAGATACTTACCTCGACCAAGAAGATGCAATAGACGAAGCAAACGATATAATAAACGGCATACTATGATTTTATTAAGTTCACAAATAGAAAGCATTGCCTCACGCAAAGACAAGACAATCAAGCTAACTTTAGCAACCCAGGAACTAAGTCCTAAAGATGCAGCTTCTTTGTTTCAACTTAACCAACAGTTTTGTTACTTAGCAATTAAAGAAGAGCCGTTTAGTAAAGAAGAGCAAGATATTGTAGAAAACCTAAAGGCAGACCCAGACACCTTTAAGACACCGAGCCAAAGATTAAGGGGCATCTTATACAAGACATACGAACAAGACAACGAAGGCTACAAAGATTTTAACACATATTACCTATCTGTAATGGATAGGATATGTCAACACTATAAAAACAAAATAGATGGGTAGGTTTAAACTTATAGAGACACCAGAATTAATGCTGCAATACTTTACTGAGTACGCAGAATACTGCAAAAGCAATCCAATCAAGGTACACGATTTCGTAGGCAAAGACGGAGACGAAGTTTACAGATTAAGGGAGAGACCTTTGACAATAGAAGGCTTTGAGAACTTTTGTGCAGACAAAGGAATTATAGGAGATTTAAGCCATTATTTTGCTAATACAAATAATGCTTACGCAGATTTTTTAACCATCTGTTCGCATATTAGGAGAAAAATAAGGCAAGACCAAATCGAAGGGGGAATGGCAGGGGTTTACAATCCAAGCATTACTCAGCGATTGAATAGCTTAGTAGAGAAGTCAGAGAACAAACACGAAGTAAGTGAGATTAAAATAACTTACGATAAGTAATGCAAACAATAGGTCTAAGCTTACATAAACCACACCCTGCGCAAAAGCAAGTAATCGACTGCGAAAGTAGATTTATTGTAATGATGGCAGGGAGAAGATTTGGCAAGTCCTTGATTAGCCAAACGATTAGCATAGACACGGCAGTAAATAAAAAGCGTGTAGCTTACATTACACCTACTTACCAATTAGGAAAAATATTTTTTAAAGAGATAGTAGACCTATTGCCATTAGAGATATACTCTAAAAACGAAAGCGACCTGGTTATTACTTTTATTACGGGTGGGAGCATACGCTTTTTTACGGGCGAAAGGTTGGACAATCTTAGAGGGTTAAAGTTTCATTTGGCAGTAATAGACGAGGCTTCCTTTATACCTAACCTTGAAGATGGGTGGCTTAACTCTATAAGACCTACCTTAACGGACTACAAGGGCAAGGCTATATTCTTAAGCACCCCTAAAGGTAAAAACTACTTCTTTAGTTTGTTTAGCAAAGCAGAACCAGATTGGCAAAGCTTTAAGTTCACTACATACGATAACCCTTACATAGACCCACAAGAGATAGACGATGCAAGGAAGCAACTGCCTGAGGTTGTGTTCGAGCAGGAGTATATGGCAAACCCTGCTGAGAACGCAGCAAACCCTTTTGGTAGCCAACATATACGCAAGTGCTTACACCCAGTTACAACTATGCCGGTTGTGGCTTATGGAATTGATTTAGCCAAGTCAGTCGATTGGACAGTTATCGTAGGCTTAGACGAAGATGGAAACGTGGCTTATTTTGACCGCTTTCAAATGGATTGGCACAATACCAAGCAAACTATCCTTAGGCTGCCTAAATGCCCTATCCTTGTCGATAGTACGGGGGTTGGAGACCCGATACTCGAGGACTTACAAAGAGAAGGGGTAATGATACAAGGCTTAAAGTTCACAAGTTCAAGTAAGCAGCAACTTATGGAAGGGCTACAAGCTGCGATACATCAAGGTAAGATAGGCTACCCTGAGGGGATAATAAGCCAGGAACTTGAAGTATTTGAGTATATGTACACGGCAACGGGGGTAAAGTACTCCGCACCTTCAGGCTTTCACGATGATGCAGTTATGGCTTTGGCTTTGGCTTGGCAGAACTTCAGCCTTAAACGTGGCACTGGTAGGTATGCCTTCCTATAATTGCAACAAGGTTACAAAAATAAATTTAAGAATTATTTGGTGGATTGTGAAAAACTTGTATATTTGGTTATTATTTAATCAAAACACAAACACAATGAAAAAAGAAACCGCACAACTTTTAGCCTTATTTTTAGTAGCTTGTTACCTTATTGGTCAATTACAAGACATCTACTCAAAATGATTTACGCTATTTGCCTTCTGCTAATTGCAACAGGTTTTGTAATGGCAGCTTTAACTGACTACACAATTAAAAACTATGACACAAAGCACAAAAGAATACATAGACAAATATTACGCAAGTGAGCCTATTAGTATTATGATGAATAACATTGATGCGACATACTTAGAGATACTAACGTACTGCAAAAGCAAAGGCTACGAACCTGCCAAGCGCAGATTAAGACGTGAGCCCAGCAGCTTTAAGATAGGACACTTTGATATTGATAACTACAAACCAGAAACAATTTAGAACTATAATTCTAATTGTTTAAAAAAAAGCTATTTAAAAACAATTATTTAATTAAATTAGAAACATATTTCCAAAAACAAATAACCTATGA